TCTTCTTTCTTTTTGGTCTTTGCCTTAATTAGGAAGATTACAACTGGATGTCCATTTTGCTTATGGATCGTTTCTAATACCTTTGCATGTCCTAGTGTAAATGGTTGGAATCTACCAACAAACATATTAACTAGCTTCTGTTGTTCAGGATATTTAACATTAAGAGCTTCAGTAATTGGGCTCTCTTGGTGTTTTAGTCCTTGGTTTTGTAAATAAGTTTTGAATGTCATAACCGATGCTTCATTGCTTTTTGCCATAATCGAATTATCGATCTTGTCGACAATCTCATTGATCTGTCTCATTAGATCGGCATTAATGATCTGTGTTTCTTTAACCCTTCTTTTTCTAAAAGAGCCAAGTGCTATTTTATATAGTTCCTCAAGAACCTCATTTGAAACATACTCAATTGTCTTCTCGTTCTTAATAAACTTAGTGTTAAGTTTAAATTCTGGAGAAGAAGCAAAATCAGCTGAATCAAAAGTTACTCCAACATATTTAGCAGCGTTTTCTGAAACATATGAATTAAATAACTTTGAAATTAGTTCAATGTATCTTTGATCTGCCTTCTCCTCATTTAATTCAATACTTTCAATATCATATGTTGTAAAGTACTCAACTAGATCTAGGAGTGAAAGCAGATACATATGAGATGGTTCTCTTTCTTCTTTCTTGATTAAGACATCTTCACAAATCTTAAAGTTTTTAACTGAAGTAGAATCAAAAAAGTTAATTACAATTGAATCAATAGTTCCATCAAGACCCTCATTTAACGCAGTTGAGTTCATTGACGGGTTAAAGATATTGTACATTTTTCTTGAGAATGTAATATCTTCAAATACTTTACCATACTCAACATCTGATAGAGCCATTAATTCAGAAAGTTGTTCTCTTTGGAATTCATTTAAACTTCCACTAAATAGAACCTGTGGTCTTTGTACCTCTAGTACATCAGCCCATTTGTTAAGAATCTTTGGATCTCTAATTACCTTTTTGATAAGAGAATGATCTGCTGGATTTAAAACTTGAATGTGTGTTAACATTAAGTTGTTCTTTGGTATTCTATCGTATTTGATATTTACCGTTTTTGAATCTGTCATATAGTCAAATCCAAACTTCCAGTCTTTTGGCATTTCCTCTTTGTTATCTTCACTAATTGAATCAAAGTGGCTAATTGCCGATTCGTAGTATTTTACGATTGTTCTATCGACAGCATTCATCGGCTTTTTACTTCCACTCTTGAAGTAATTGTAACCTTCTACTGTTGATTGAACATGAAAAGACGACGCTTGTAACTTCTCAGTAACAACACATGGAAGTTTAAGCATCGCTTGAAAGTCATTAGTATTTGACTCGCTATAATATGTCTTTAAGTTTTGTAACGCCATAATAATTTAAATTAAGCTGGCCAGATCATTACTGTACCTGCATCGTACCATTCACTGTACCATCCTCTTTTTGAAAGTTCCTTTTCCCATGTTTTTAGAACTCCAAGTTCGTAAGACTTTAAATTTGAATAGTAGTCGTAGATTCTTTTGCCTTTGAATTCATCTTCACATTCTCCACAAACCCAAATACCACCTTCAGAACCGTTAAACTCTTCTGTTGTTCTAGGTCCGTCAATATACGCTGCGATCCAACCCATCATTGAGTTGCGATCTAAAACTGAAGCTTCGTTTAGAAACTGTTCAAATAGTTTTACCTTTTTCATAATGCTAATATAAGAAAAAGAATTGACCTAGAAAAATCCAGGTCAATCTTTTTTATTTTTTTAAGCCATGTCTCTTGCAGCAGACCAAATTGCATCTTCAATTTCTGAAGAACCCATTCCATCGCAATCAACAAAATCAGAGTCTACTAGATTATCGTTGTTATCGAATACTTCAATATCAAATCCAGTATAACCATCATAGGTTGCCTTAAAATAACCGTCATCTAAGTCATCTATGATTTCATCACCGTCTGCACCTAATTCATCAGCAATGTCTTTTTTCCAATCTCTTTTAGATCTTAGTCTTGCAGCTTCATTTAGAAACTGTTCAAATAATCTTACATGTTTCATCATTTATTATTGTTTTTGTGATATTTTTATCTACCGTATTTTATAATACCCATTAGTTGGTTAATTGCAGCAAAAGTACCTGTTAATTTGTAAATTTTGCCCTTGTACATAAATACTAAACCTTCCGATGGAATAATTGATTCTATACCTCCGATTCTATCAAGTCTTGCTAGTTCAGATTCAACCTTTTCTATTTTGCTAATATCTCCAGACTTTCTAATCTTTTCAGCCTCATCTCTAAGTTCTTTATGTAGCCTTTGCATTTCAGCATCTGGATTAGCAGCAACAAAATTAGAAGCATTTTTTAGGATAATAGAACCAAGCTCTAAGAATAGATCCTCAAATGGTCTAATATTCTCTTTATATTTTTTGCTAACGTCTTCTTTATCAAACTTCTTAACTGCAGCTGCCTGTTCCTTTGTAATTATTTTAACAAGTGACCTCATGTTAAGAGTTTTCTTATCACTATACGCCCATCTTAAAAGAAGTCCCTCTTTAATGTCTTGTGGAAGATCACCAAAGTTTTCTTCAATTTGTTCTCTCCACCACATTTCATGGTATCTTGAAACCTCATCAGCATCAGTTAGGTTATATCTTTTACGTAACTCTTCGATTTTGTTTAAGAACTTTTTCTTATTCTGTTCAAAATTAAGATCTTTACCTAGTTTAATAATTTGAGGTGGGATAATTGTAAATGTATCTCCAATAGTTGCCTCTACTTTAGCTAGTGCATCTGCAACAGCCTTCGCTGAACCTTTAACATCACCAATGATATTACCTTCACCGTCGGTTTCTTTAATACCGTGGAACTGGATTACATCACGGTCATATCTAATTACGTTTGGATTCTTTGAGTAGATTAACTCCATATTCATGAAGTTTTTACCATTAGCAAAAATCTGTTGATCTTTTGGGGAAAGTTTAGAAAGTTGCTTTGCTAAATCTTCAGCCGCTAATTGGAACGTGTCTTGTACCAGTTTACTTTTATGACCTTCAAATTTATTTTTAAAGGTTGGCAAGTCCATTGGTTCTTTTAGTTCCGTTTTATTACGAGAAAACTTAACCTCACCATCTTGAATGGTTGCAAATACATTTTGACCATCAGTCTTTTCAGTAGCATCCTCTTCGAAATTAAGCTCTCCTTTCAGACCGGCCTCTACTAATTTTTTAAAGTCGCCAAAAGTTAAACCCTTGTCATCAAATGGATGTGACATATGTCCGGCTGCACCGCCTTCCATAATAGATTGGAGCTCAGTATTCCTGAGCTCTTTCTCTACTAAAAATTGTTCATATGTAAATAATTTATTCATCTTATCCTAAAGAAGCTTTTAGAGTACCTACACATGCACCATAGTCATCTCCACATTTGTCTAAGATACCATCTACTACTTCTTGTGCCTTTGCTTCGTCAAAATCATCGCCAAATGCTTGCTGAAGTACAGCGAATGCATATTCTTTAAATTCATCTGCTGATTTTACTTCAGCTTCAGAAACTTCTCCTTCTTCCATTACTTCAACCTCTTCTCCTTCAGTTTCTTCAACATCTTCAGAATCTCCTGATGGAGATGGATAACCTGCTGGGTTTGTGTTGTCTCCGTTGATTTCTGACTCATTTGCAAATTCTTCTGCATTTTCTTTGTCATCCGCATCAACTTTAGTAACTTTATACTTTTTGCCGCCTACTTCAAATTCATCTTTACCATCAGCAATTGCCTTAGCTCTTGCAGCTCCAAATTCATTACCTTCAAGTATTCTAGCCTCTAGTTCTTCAGCACTTTCGAATGTAGCATTAAATGCATTTAGTAAAGCTTCTGCAAATTTGCCATAGTTGATATGGTCTAAATACATTGCAGTACCTTCAACAATTGCTAGCCCTGACCATTTAGCAGCACCAGCAATATTAGAACCATGATCTCTACAAATTTCTGATAATTTACCCGTTGATATTTTAACAGTATAGTTATTTAGTTCAGCAACTTTAACTTCTTTTGCAAATAATCTACCTTTCATTTTATTTACAGTCGCTGGAACCTCTCTAGAGAAGTTAGCATCTTCCATTGCAGCTGCATATAGTTCTTTAACCGCTCCGATAACGTGGTCTGCAGGAACTCCCATTGCATCTGGTCCTAGCGCTGGATATTTCTCAAAGAATTTAATATATGTGTTCATTACCTTCTTTGCATCACGCTTACCAGTAACAACTACTGCTTCTCCAATAAATGCTTCAAATGCTGGAACCATGTTATCATCTTCATATGTATCAGCCATGTACCATTTACCATCACGCTCATCGTATAGGTAAATAAATTCCGCCCATGATTGTTTTGCGTCGCTAATAAAGTCTCTAATTGAACCAATGTTACCTGTTAATGGTTCATCTCCGTCATTATAATAGTTAATCTTCTTTGGGTCAGCTTCTAGTCCAGATCCTGCACCATTTTTTAAAACTACATCAATGTTCTTTTTCTTAGCACCACTGTAACCCTTTTGAATTAGGGGTAGCATATTTTCTGGGTAGCCATCATAGTGCATGTAAACTGCTTCGATGTCTCCTGACTTTTTGCTTATTTTACCAAAGAAAGAACGTGTACCTTCAGTTACAAGAGATAGTGATTCGTTTAGATCAGTTCCGTCTAGTTTACCAAAGAATTCTTCTCTTTGATCTTCATCTAATTCTGAAACCTTAGTAACTCCATACTCTGCAAGAAGATCTTTAAAACTTCTTACTGTTTCCTCTCTAGCAGCTTCTTTTTGTGCTTCAATTTCAGCTAAAACTTGCTCTTGTCTTATTTTTGCGTAGTCTTCAAATGAATGTAATTTAGCCATTTGTAATATCTTATTTTTTGATTAACATACCTTTTATATATCTCCATCAAATTTAACCTTTTTGATGTCATATTTGAACTTTTGTTCTCTGTAAATTTTTTGTCTGGCCTTTGCATGTCGAATAAGGTAGTTGTCCCAATCCGGTGAACTAATATCGTCCACAAAATCAATGATTGTAACACTGTCTTTCGATTCATGCTGTCTCAATCCACGGCCGATTGATTGACGAATAATTACCTCACTCTTAAACGATTCAGTAAAGAAGATGTTGTGGATTTTCTTGATCGAGATACCAGTCGAGAAGGTACCATACGATGCAACAATAACAACTTCATCGCCGGCTTCCATTTTCTTTTTATATTCTTCGCGTATGTCCTTGTCAGTTCCACCATCAACATAATAGATTGTCTTATCACTTTCCTGTCTAAGCTTTTCATATATCTTTTGACCGTGTTCAATGCGGTGGAAAAGTACAAGGGAATTGCCGCGTACTCTGGAAATAATGTTACAAATGAAGTTAAGGCGACCTGGTGAATTAATGACATAATTCTGTTCAAATTTAAATACGTCTTTGCTTTCATATTTATTAAATGCCATTTCCTTGAACGCGTTCTTTGCGCCTTCGGTTGCATAGTCCATCTCAATAACTTTTACGCGACAGTTTGCAATATAACCCTCAGTTTGAAGGAAATTTGCGCTTACTTCGGTAATTAGTGGACCAGTATAGGCCATTAGTGTTAGTCGATCCAGTGTTCCAGACTTTGGTATAGTACCGGAAAGGCCATATCGATAGTCGGCATTTTTACACTTCGATAGGATCGTTTTAATTGACTGTGATTTTGCCTTATGTGTTTCATCAATAATCACAGCATCAAATTGGTCAAAGTATTCGGCTTTCTTCTTAATTAATGATTGATATGTACCAATCACTACATTTCTACCAGCTCTGATCTTTTGACCGCTATAAATTTGCTGAATCTTTATGTTTACCTGGTTTCGATAGTTATAATCTGCAAAATCTTCGCTTGCTTGAATTACAAGTGAAACGTTTGGTACGATAAACAAGATCCTTTCAGCCTTTTGTTTCTCTAAAATATATGCAACTGTTAAGAATGATATCAGTGTCTTACCAGCAGATGTTGCAAGCTCTGAGAGACACTTTCTAAACTTTAAAATGTTATATGCAGCCTCGACTTGATAGTCACGAGGTGTAATGTCTGAATCTTCAAAGAAGTCGTCTACCCAATTTTGAAACGACTCTTGATTAATTCCGCGGTCGAATAATTCACTGATACCATTAATCTTTAGCTCGAACCTGTACTCTTTACAGATGTCCATCACCTCTTTCCAAAGACCAGCAGGAATCCACTTATCGTCCTTGATATAGGTAATGTAACCGTCCCATACCCCTTTCTTGACCAAAGGGTTGAATCTCCACGAATCAATTCTCTTGGTCAAGGATATATTTAACTGTTCAAGCTCTAATGAAGTTGCATCATCAACCCTAAGCAGTTGTTTATTCTCTGTTAAACTGAGCTCCATTCATAGGCACAGTTTTTTTATTTACCTTACAGATCTTTTAATGCAAGTCTGTTTCGGATGGCAAAACCCATATTATCTAGAGTTTTTACCGATTCTCTAAAGAACTCTAATTGGTTCTGTAGATGTGAGAGCATTATGTTTTCATCAGCTAGGTCAGCTTCAATAAAACGATCTTTTTGCTTCTCACTTAATTTATAGTCAAAATTATAGTACTCAAGATATTTTTCTCGGTACCTTTCATTTATTCTTCTTTGTTGTTCCTTGATCTTCATGTTTATGTAAGCAATCTGATCAATCATAATCTGGCGGTTAGAGAGCACCATTGCAATAGTGTCCTCCATACCATTGATATAACGAAGCGACTTAGAAAGATCCTGGATTTTTAGGGTCCATTCCTTTCTTTGCTCACTTAGTTTTCCATCAAGTGCTAAAATCTTTTCTTTATTCGACATCTAATCTTGTTTAAAACAACGAACCCTTATTACCTTTAATGAACTTACTAGCCTTTAACTTCTTCTTAAATTTTGGTTTTCCAAGATCAAGCTTCGGAGCATCATGTTCGTATTCTGATGCGTTGAAATCTACCAGCATTCGCATACCTTTAAATCGGTCACGATCACTATAAAAATCATCTAGATCCTTTTCAACCATATCTGTAATATCTTCTATATATACCATAGATCTAACGAGCTAGAGGTGAAATAGTCATCCAACTTTTTAAGGGCTGGATTCTTTAGTTCATAACACTTGATAACTAAGTCGTTTAGATCCTTTATATCATATGTATCTAATTTATTTTCTTTTAAGAATTTAGACCACATAAATACAGATCTTCCTTTTTTTAGTTTCTCAATCATTTTCTTTTTACCAGTATCGTCATTATCAAATAGATACCGGACCGTTGCCATTTCATCAAACTCTTCAGTGTTACGGCCTGCAGTTGCAAGTGCAATACTATTAGTCATGAATTTAGCATCAATTGGACCCTCAAACATTGTTACTGGACGCTGGAAGTTTACTTGCATAATACCAAACAGTGTCGATAACTTTGTTACCTTTTCCAATTCTTCCTTTGAGAGCTCTAGTTCTTTACCAAGCTCTTCATATAGTTTAGGTAAATCATACGTTAAGTAACGACTACCTTTACCCTTCATTCTTCTACTTTGTGCTGACATAATCTTACCGTCTCCAGTAAAATTAAGAATCCATAAACGATTGTCCCTTGCACTAAATAAAAACTCTTCGCTCTTTTTATGAAGCAATCTCTTTTTTAAGTAGAGCCAAATCCAATCTCCAGGTTCTATTTCTCTTGCACCAAATCCTTTTTTAAACTCATCAACTGTTATTGCTAAGTCACTTACACTTTGAAATACTGAGTGTGTTAGTGTATCTGCCTGTGAAGTTACAGACCTGTTGTGTTTGATATAGTCAATAATGGTAAATGAATCCTCTGAACTTGGGAGTCTTACCTCGTGGTCCTTTAAGAGAGTCTTTACATCAGTATGCGTTCCACAGTTATAACAATGATATTGAAGCGTGTCCCAATACATGTTACCACGTTTCTTGGTATCATCACTATGCGAATCCCCACAATAAGGACATGCCATAGTAATTCTACCAGGCATGTCCTTTAGCATTTGCTTGTTGGGACTTGAATGCGCCGTCAGACAAACGTCTTTCAGCGCTTTCATAATCTTTAGTTTAAGCTCTTGAGTTATCTGTGGATTAGATGTCGAGGTCATTCAAGAAAGAATCTAAATCATCATCACTTGAAACTTCTGTAGTTGAACTGCTTGTTGGAGCAGCAACAGCTTCAGCAACTTTTTCTTTCTTTGGAGCCGACTTCTTTGGAGTTGATGAAGTTGAGATCTCAGAGATTGCATCTCCAGGATTCAAATACATTTTTAGTACTCCATTTACAAAGTCGCGAGTTTCGCCATCCCATGCTTTGTAGTCGTAAGTTGCGAGAGAAGGTGCCTCATCAAGTTCTGCTTTAATTGCAGCCATTGATTCTTTTGTACGTTCAGCTGGTTCACCATTAACGTCAACTGCTGAGCGAGAAGATGAGAACTTAGACTTATCGTAGTTGTTGTATTCGCCTTGACGAGTGATAATCAACTCAAAGTTTTTACCTTCAAATAGGTCAAATACTTGTGTTGGTTCACCGAAGTCTGGCTTCAATTCAGCATCGATCTTTTCTTTAATCTTGTAACCGAACTTGAATACTTTGTAAGTTCCTTCTAGTGCTGGATTCTGTGGATCCTTAATAATTTTGATTAGTGAGTAGTACTGCTGACGTCTTTTTAGTTTGTCAGACGCTTTGCGATCTACTGCACTGTCGCTGTTACGAAGTTTCCAGAATACATCTGCGATTGGGCATTTCTCACCAATAGTTGATGGAGAATCTACCAATTTACCGTTACCATTAGCATCTGTTAGCCAATGTACGTACTTTTGAATTAGAGAATTACGTGGATTCTCAGGGTTTGGAACGAAGCGAATTAATGCTTTGTAAGTTCCGTCTTTACCATCATCGGCGGTTGGTTTATAAACCTCATTTGCTGATGTGTTTGCTTGGGGCTGATGCGTTTCTACGTCTTCTACACCCAAATTGAAAATGTCAAAATCTGCCATAATACTTAAAAATTACCTTTAAAAAATGTTTAATTGTGTACTTTATATACCTCTAAATAACAATGTTTCACCGCCATAGGTTGATACTAAATCTTTTTTAAAGCTTTCGCGCTTGAACGTTTCCTTCTAATTGAGGACCTAATTTAAAGATTATTGTATCGGACGAATGTTGGCTTGTAACATCATCATATATTATATATCTAAGAAATAGGAAGTTTCACGCAAAAAGTTAGAACAATTTGAAACCTTTTTCTCAAAGGTGCATATAACTTTCAGGTCTTTGAAGGAGAGATAAGGTTACTTGGTTTCAGGGGTTGAAATCATAGCTGCTAGAAAGAACGCGTCTACTAAATCATCAAGCGGCTTTGGGATCTTTTTCCCAAACTCTTGTTCTTTAATCCAAGCATATAAAGGGCTCTTCTCTAGATTTTCGTCCCCAATTCGATTCTCTAAAAAAGCTTCAAACAATTGAGACTTATTCATGTTTCCTTTTCCAGCAAATTTCTTAATTGAGGTTGGAGCAACTGTCATCAAGTCTTCTGGTTTTAAAGTCTTAAGAAGTTTGAGCTTTAGGATAGCGGCGCCAGCAGCCATGTCAATCATGTTATTAGTCCCCATCTTTGAACCATAGCTCGTACCTTCAAACGCGATCGTAAAACCATCCTCTTCAAAACAATTTTGTAACACTAGATTAATAATGTCGTCCGCCATTCGGTCATATCTTTTGACCTTTGCTAGCTCGACGCTTGAGAATTCTTGTTCTTTTGTAAAATCAGGCTGACTCACAAGAGTGACATCTTTCAGTAGAGCCATTTCTTCTTGAAGCTTTTGTTCCTTTTTAGTACCGGTACCTGGCTTCATATAAGAGATAAAATAATACCTCTTACTCTTATCATTATAGAGACATATCCCTGGAGAATTCAAGGAAAAGTCGATTGAAAGGTAGTTCATTTATAGCTTTTTACCAAGAGCAGCACCTAAAGCAGCGCCCACAAGTCTTGAAGTTAATAGATCGTAAAATACTCCTTTCTGAATACCTAATACCTTAGCAATTAATTTACCAACTGATTTACCTAGAGCAAAACCTGTTAAACCACCGAAAATCGATCCTAATAAACCTTCATTAGTTAACTCATCATTAAATTTATTAATGTCAAGCTCTCCATTTTCGCTAGAATATTCAGCAACGAATTGATCGATTGCCTCGTCTACCTTTGATTCAAGTTCTTCAGTCCATTCTGATTCTAACCCTTCAGTTAATATTCTCAGATCGTCTTCAGTAACCTTTTGTTCTTGAAGGTATTCTTTAAATGTCTTAATATCTTTCATATTGTATATATTAGTCAATTTCGATTTGTAAATCTATCTTGTTATAATAGAATGTAACTTCAAATGTACTGAAATCAGCAACATTATCACTCATGTTCAGGGTTAACTCATTAATTGAGTTCATAATTGGGTTTTCAAATTTAAAGAATGCAACACTCGCACCTTCAGCATCAAGTACCCTTAGTGTTAGGTCTTGAGTAAACGGATCCTTAGTTCCTCTTGAATAATAATATAAAAGGGTATCTTGCATAATCCAGTAGTTAATGAACCCGTCAAGCAACTGCATTGTTACTGTAAATTGCCTCTCTACTGTATTCTGAATTGGTTGAGAACCTCGATGATATCTTGTAGTACCATCCCAGTCATTTTGAGTTACTGGATCAAAGCTAATCCCAGGAACATTAAGACCCTGTACTGAATAATTTACAAAGTCGATTGGCTCCGCCATTATATTACCTGGAATCTTAGCAAGGTACTTTCTGTACTTATCTGCTACTTCATCTGGGATAAAGTTTCTAGGGAACCTAAAATCGTATGTATTATTTCTACTATTTAGAATCATTATTCAACTGTAAAGCTTCCTTTGATAACAATAGTTTCTTCACTACCATTATTTAATCCAATATAGAATGAGTTAGTTTGCATTGCTCTAATTTCGATAGCATTTCCACTATCTATTTTAAATAGAACCTCTCCTTTACTCATATCAACGTCTCTATTACAGATGTGGTTAAATTTCTTACGAACCTGTCCATCAATAAAATTAAGAGTCATATTCTCAACTGACGTGAAGTCCATTGCTTCAAAATCGTCGCCATTCTTTCTTACAATCTTAAACTTATAGTAGTTGTCCATTGGATAGACTCCAATTTCTAGTTGATTTGAAGCAAGATATTGTGGGCTATTCAAATCTATGATACTATTAAGTTGTCCAAGCTCAGTGATTGAAACTTCTGCAGGGTTAACTGCTGCAACTACATTATATCTCTCAATAAATGTTTTAACGTTCTTAGTTGATCTTGGTATTGAAGCAACAATTGCCTCTCTAATACTTCTGTTCTGTGAAAGATTCGGAAGAGTATTAAATACCTCAGTTACTGTGTTTCTACCAGATATATTTATTGTCTGTAGTTTTTTACCGTATTTAGCTGCTGAATTATAGGTTAAACTTGCCTTCTTAACGATTTGCGTATTGTCAGTCTCGTTATAAATTCTCATTGTAACGTCGATTGAGAAGTTAACCGCCGTATTCGCATTCATTACAACTGGTCGGAAAATGATAGGGTTTGCAAAATCTTCAGTTTGAGTAAACGTTGTATCGAACGTTTTAACTTGACCCATCCCGATTTGTTCGTATAATTCTACACCATAGATAACGATAATGTCATCTGATGAGGTATTAATCCTGTTTAATACGTAAGCTTCGAATGCGCTTGCACTACCATCTCTTTCTCCATAAATCTTAAAGTAATCCCCGTCATTTGCCTCTTCGATAACTGCTGTAAAATCTTGGTATTCGTCCTCTCTTGAAATAGTGAACG